CTATTCTCCTGCTGTGGAAACCTGGCTCAAGAGAGTCCAGGCCTTCAACATCGGGTCAAAGGTTTGGCGAGCAAAGGCTCGGTTTAACGTGGCGCGCACCGCAGCCTGGTTGACCGGGTCCAAGCTGCTGATGCGCGGCCCTAAGTCGTCCGCCATCGCGCTCACCTGCGCTGGCAGGAACCGCAGTGCCCACTTTTTCAGGCCCTCAATCACCCTTTCGGCCTGCTGGCCGTTGATCCACTGCAGGGCGTCAACGCCGGTCATGCGCTTGATGTAGGCACCCAAGGCCTCCTCAGAGGGGTTTTGGATCGCGCCCAGGTCGCGCAGCAGTATCCAAAGCGCACGAATCTTGCGGCTTTCTGCCTGCAGGTCCAAGGGGCGGCTTGGCTTCGGGTTCAACCGAACCTTGAAGCCGCAGCGTTTCATATGCGACATGACCGCCTCCAGCTCTGCCACGGACATTGCGGACGTCGAGCGCTTGCCCGTGGCCCCGTACAAGGCATCGCGGTAGGAATCGTCGTCCATGCCCAACTCGCGCTTGGCCACGTGGGCAAGCCTCTTAAGGCGGACGATTGGAGAGATTGCAGCCATGTTTCTACTTGCTGACGCCGGCCATGATCTGGTCGACGTTGATCCGATCCAGGTACTGCACCAGGCGTCGAGTTTGGTCAGCATTCAACCGTATCGATCTGCGACCGACCTCCAGGACCAAGTCGCCATTGGTGAACAGAGCGGCTACCAAGCCTTCGGCCGTTGCGCTTGGAACGGCCGTGCGAACCTGGCGCGGCACGCTGATATCGCGGTCGTCGGTACGCTCCTGGTCGGCAGGATAGAAAGCAGCTACCCAGCGGCCACTGGGCGCTTGCACCCGCTCTGCGCGCACCAGGCCCTTCTGGACCGCACTGGCCAGAACGGTAGTGGCGCCACTGATACCAAGTTCTTCTTCGATTTCAACGGAACGGATGCCAGGGCGTGCGCGCACCAGTTCCAGGGCCTGTTCAGTTCTCGACACGATCATCTCCTATTGTTGGTGCTGCTCATCAGTACCCAGCCACCACGGTGGGCAGACCGCCTCATGGGCGGTTTCGCTTCTAACAATTCGGGCATGCCGCATCGGCGGGTTGCCGGTCGGTGCTGAGTCGCAGAATCCGCCATTTGAGTGCTGCCAGTGCAGCTTCCACATGCAGCAGGGCATTGGCATTCTCATGGCACGGAAACGCTCCGCCCTGGAACCCGCGCAGGCGGTCGGCCAGGACAGCCAGCAGCGCCTCCATGGTGATACCCCTGGGGCCGACCAGCTTGGGGTCGCCATTCTGAAAAATGATGTTGGTGTCAGGCGCGCCAGGCACTTCGATTACGTAGTGATACGCCGCACCGCCTGCGGTGCGCTCGTCGTTCGCATGGACGTCGAGCAGCTCGTTGAAGCTATCGACCTTGTGTTCGTGAATTTTCCGCATGCTGAAGCCTCGAAAGTTATTGGTATGGCTGCTCATCAGTGCCCGGCCACCACGCCCGGCAGACCGCCCCGGAGGGCGGTTTCGCACGGATTGAGATCAGGCGTTGACCTGGTCCTTCAAGGTCTTGGAGGCGCTGAACTTCACGGCCACGGACGCGGCAATTTCGACAGGCTCGCCCGTCTGGGGGTTACGGCCGGTGCGAGCCGCACGCTGCGAGGTGGAAAACTTGCCGACGCCCGGCAGGGTGAACTCCTCGCCCGCGATCAGCTGCTCGCTGATGGTCGAGGTCAGGACGTCCACCATGTTCTCGGTATCCCTGCGGGAGAAGCCGGTCTCGTAGGACAGCGTAGCGATGAGGTCTTTCTTGGTGAGGCTCATGTGATCAATTTCCTGTGAAAGTTGAGTGTTGCCGGGGCCATCCCCCTACCCGGCGTCGGGTCCTGAACCGCGCACGTTTGCCCGCGTGCGCCTGCCGATGGCTGGCAGTAGGCCGGGTCCTAAACGTTCGCCACCCCGAGCGGTATTTGCTCGTAACGGTCCGTCATGCCGACGCGCTCGTACGCGCGGATGTAAGATTTGCTGCCCGCCGGCATGGTGGAATCGCTAATGGCCTGCATGGCTTGAATCCAGCGCTCATCAGTCGATTGGATGCGACGCAGCGCCAGCACCCGGTCGGTATTGATGTTGCCGGCCTTGTCGACTTCGAAGGCACGGTCGATGATGGCCTTCAGCTCCGGCCGAGCATCCGCTGTCCAGTCAACCAAGCACTGGTCGATCAGCGCCTTCGCCACCTGCAACCTCTCATCAAAAACCAGGGTTTCATCCATGGCACGAATGAGCTTGTAGCGTTGGTCGAACGAGTACAGCGTCAGATTGCCCTTGCGGCCACCCAACGACACGCCATACTGCTCGGCCGAAATGTCTACGAAAGCTGCAATGTCCTTGAAGGCGTTGGCCTTAAATTCGGCCAAGCGCAGGGACTCCTCCTTGGCCTCCTCGACGATCTTGGTGACCAGGTCATCACGCAAGAGGTCAATCGGTTTGATAGCAGTGAGTGGGGTCAGGCGACCCTGGCCGTCTGCCTTGTAGCCCGGAGGGGCGGTACGGGTGTAGCTCATGACGACTCCTTGGAGTGGGAGGGGGTAGGACTGGTGACAACCTTCTTGGAACCTGCAGCGGCCAGCAGCTGCGCCCGTACGTCAGTAGGCATAGGTGGGCGCAGGTCTGACGTGGTAACGGCCTGTGCGGCCCGTTCTGGCGCCGTACCGACGCCGGAAACACCTGCACGCTGTTGCTCGACCACGGCTTCCCGCTTGGCGTCGTCCTTGCTGGCCAGGCCTGCAACGATCTCCAACAGGTAACCATGGGTGCCCAGGGGACGGCGCAACGCCCCGGAATGTCCGCGTGCCACGACTTCCTCCAGCCCCTGGCGCCAGTAAGCCAACGGGGCTGGCCAGGTACGCCTGTTGCGGCAGACCTCGCCCGCGCGAATCATCGGCACTACCTCGCCCAACAAGGCTGCGATCCGCTCGTAGCGCATCGCAGTCTTCTCGGGCGCGAACAGACCGATGTAGCTCATCAGCGGCCGCAGCAGCTTGGCCGCGTCAGGATGGGCTTCGATCAGGTGCAGGATTGCCTCCCGGACGGCCTCGTTGGCGAATACCGTCTCGGCAGTCAGCGGATTCCGGCACGCCGGGCAATGGAAGGTGGGCATCGGCATCAGGCTGCCTCCAACACCACGGCAGAGTCGTTCGCACGGAGGCGGCCAGCTACGAGTTTCTGCCGCGCCTCGCTTGCGCACTTGCGACACTGGAGCATGCAAGGGTTGGCCGAGACCACGACATCGAAGTCCGCGCATGTTGCCGCACACGTCCAGCACGTCAGAAAGCCCCTGAGAGCGGGCTGCATGCGAGGTTTCAGCATGACGTCCACTCCACAATGATCCGAACGCCCTGGAACAAGCCGGTGATGCGCCCCGCAGCGACCAGACGAGTCGAGGCATCGCACTGGTTGAGAAGCCGCTCTACAGGTTGCTGATTGAGGTCGAGGAGCAGCACTGGCTTGCCACCATCGTTCGGTGCCGCATCCTCTTCAACAACGCGGTATCCCATGGCGCGCAGAGCGCGTGCTGCGGCATTGCATTCAGCCAACCTGCCGACCAGGTCGTGCGTGAGAATCCGCGGCTGATGAAAGACGCTGGAGACGGCCTGGATGTCATCGCAGATGATCAGTTCCATTTCGCCTCCATGACGATGTCGGCGCTGACGGCCGGGGCTCCGTTTTCCGCCGCCAGGTTCATGGCAGCGGTGAGCAGGTTGTGGACGGCCAGCGGGTACAGGAAAGACCGTTCTTCGTGGCCACGCGGCGCCTCGGGCTGCAGACGGCTGCGAATGGCTTGAACGCCGTCCAAGGTGACCATCTGGTCCAGCTGCACGCCAAGGCGAGCGAAGCGGAACTTGAGGTAATCCTCCAGGTACTGTCCCAGGGGCGGCAGCGTAATCAGCTCGCAGCGCTGCACCACTTCCCGGACAGTGGCGTTTTTCGGGTTGAGCTTTATGGCCAGCTCGGTCTGTCCGATGAGGATTACGGACAGCAGGCGGGTGAAACCATCTTCCAGTTCGATGAATCGCTTGAGGTGGCGCAGCGTGGCCAGTGGCATAGCATGTGCCTCTTCGATCAAAACAACATGGCGCATGCCGGTGCGATAGGACTCCTTGAGCGCTTTCTCGACCTGGCGGAAGCGTGCCTCCGAGCTGGTCTTCAGCACTTCATGCGGGGCCACCGCTGCCATGATTGCTTCGGCGATATGGGTCGCTTTCAACGTCTTTCCCTTGTCGTCGTTGTCCTCCATGGCCACGACGTAGGGGCGAATGACTTGGACCTGGATGCTCTCGCGCTCGATACGTTCCTGCAGATCGCGGCGCATCGTCGTCTTACCCGAGCCGGACTCACCGACCACCGCCAGGAAGCCGCCACGCTTGGCGGCATCAAGCATCGCCGCCCTGGTGAACCGGATGTGCTCGTTCTGGTAGAACTCTTCGGCGCTGGCGACCTCTTCGAACGGGTCACCCGGCAGCTTGAAATGCCGACGAGTGTTGGGGTGTAGAATCTGTTTGCGAATCGACATTGCTTCATCCTCCGTGCCGCCCGTGGGCGTGTGCGAACCGGACTCCGACGCGTTGCCGCGCGTCGGAGTCCATTCTTCAAATGCGGTCGCGACCTGGTCATCGTTCGCGCCGCGCTCCTTCAAGAACTTCAATATGCGTTCACGCAGCCCCCAGCGCGCTGCCCGTTTGGGCCAAACGCTGTGGTTCACCAGCTGCGAGATCGTGGCCTGGCTGTAGGCCATCTGCTCGGCCAGCTCAGCCTGCTCGACGTGCAGGTCTGCCAAGATTTTTTTGAGCTTTAACATCGCCCCTCCTTTAGGCGACGCGCAGCGTGCGCGTGGGTGCTTGGGTCGGCCGCATCGCGGCGGAAAGTTCGGCGGCGACCTGGTCGAGGTCGTCGGCCGGAATGCCCTCGGGGTAGCGGCCCTGCAGCCAGCTGTAATGCGCGCTCGACCAGTCAGGGAATCGACCCTTGAGCTGCTTGGCAGCCTGAATGTGGGTCAGCGGCGGCAGCTGCACGATTGGCGCTGTCAACTCATGCGCAGTGCCTCGGCGCGGCATTGCGCTGGGGACCCGGGTGTCATCGATGTGTTTGAAGGGGTCGATCTGCCCGCCGAATGGAACGGCCTTGGCCTTGCGGGCCGCAGCCGCCTGCTCCAGGTTGTGGGCACCAGTGGCAAGCAGTTCCAGTTCCTTGAGATTGCTCTGCACTGGCGTGTCGGCATGGCGCTGGTAGGACTCCCCGATGACCGGCGCTTCAGCCACCTGGCCAAACTCGTCGAGAACGACTCGCTCCAGGATGTGGTAAACCACGTGGCCGTCCTTGCCCGCCCCAATAGCGTTGATGCTGTCGTCGCGCCAGGGGTTGCGGCACACCATCAGCTTCTCGCCCACGCAGACGCCGGGAACATTGGCCGCGTTGTATTCGGCGCCTTCGAAGTTCACACGCAGCATGGTGGTCACCACGCGCGAGACCGGATCGGACAGAGCCAGTTCGCGCATGATCTCGGCCGATGGCGGAATGATGAGCTGGTCTGATGTGATGTGCAGCCAGGCTGCATCGCGCGTCATGCCATGCCGTGTATGGATATGGGTGCCGTTGAACCAGCGGCGCCACCTGGCGCACAGTGCGTTGATTTTCTCCAGCGTGTCGACCTGGTCCGAGGCCAGCAGCTTCAGCGTGGACTCGAATGAGCGCTCGACCAGGTCCTGGGCCTTTTCGACTTGGCCCTTTGCGCGCGGGTTGCCCGGCTGGTTGATCTGCACCCGCACGCGTAGCGCCTGGCACAGGTTTCGGAAGATGGCACCCGTGTTCGCGCTACCCGGGTCCAGCATCACCATCGCGGGCACGCCATACATCGCCTCGCCAGCGCGCTGGCACATCGCGCGGATGAATACGTCGGCCAGGTTCTCGCCCGTTTCGCCGCCCGTGACGTAGTCGGCGTAGGTTGCGCTACTGGTGTGGTCGGTGATGACGTAGCGCCACAGCGCGTCGTTCACCGCCTTAACCAGGTTGGCAGGCTTGTTCTTGTAGAACTCACGATGATCAGCGATGCGCAGCCCATTGTCCTTACCTTGGCGCGGCAGGTAGTACAGCACGCACCGCGATGCGTCGATCTGCCAGACATGGTTGGGGTACAGGCTGCGCATGCTGGTGGCCGGCGCAGGCGCAAGCAGCTGGTCGGGATGCAGACGGTACTGGCGTAGTGCCCGCAAAATGGCGGAATCGGAAAGCGCGGCGATTTCGCCGGATACGGCATCCACGCGCGTGGCGTCGATCAAACCATTGGCACGCAGCATCGCAACAGCATCGGATACGCTCTTGAGCTGCTTGCCGTTCTTGCGCATATGCTCCATCAGTACGGCGGAGATCAGCTTGGCGTCCTCCAGCGAGAGGGCCATTCGGCCGGCATCACTGCGGCGCTTGCGCGGCTCGGTCACGACAATCTCCTTCAGCCGGCGATGCAGTGTTGCGCGGGCGATGCCCAGGCGCTGGCAGGCGCTGTCCAGAATCTCGCCCTTGCTGCCATGTGGGGCCGCGCGCCACACTTGGGCCACGGCCGACAGTTCTTCGGTCAGGACCGCGCCCATGGTTATTCCTCATCCACCCAGGCGGGCGTGTCCGCGGATACCGCAACCTCGGCCAGGCCGAACTCGGTATGCAGGTCGGCCAGAGCCTGGCGGACGGTCGCCAGCGAGGCAGCGATGAAGGTGTTATGCGAGGTATCGGCTTGGCCGGCTTCGGCCGCATGCTGCTGCAGTTTTTCGATACCGTCCTTCAGCGCCTGACGGATGCTGTGTTCCGCAGCGTGCGCTTCGGCGGTGAATTCGCGGCGCAGCTGCTCTGCCTGTTCGTCCGGCGATGTCGCCTTGATGCGCCGCTTCAAACCGCCCAGGTCGGCCTGCATCTTGTCCAGCTTGGTGTTCTTGTCGGCGAGCAGCTGGTCCTTCGCCTTGCCCTCGTCGCGGGCTTCGCGCAGCGCGGCCTTCAGCTCCCTCGACGTCATGGTGTCGATCTCGTCCAAGGTCAGGCCGGCGACAGTGCCCCCGTCAGCCAGTGCGGCCAGCTCATCGTCAGATTCCGTCACCAGTTCGAGCAGTTTGGTTTTGCCCAAAAGCGCAAGCGCCTGCGCTTTTGACTCCAGTTGCGGAGACAGGTACTTGAACGCGGCCTGCATCATCACCTGCGCCGTGCGGACGCTCATGCCGAGCTGCGCTTCCACGATGGAAGTGAAATCCCCGTGCGGCTCATGCTCCTTCATGAGAATCAGGCGCTTGCCAGCCTCAAGCATCGCTTCGGCTGACTGAGCCATGTAGAACCTTGCCTCGTTGACCAGGCGGGAGCGTTCGTAGGGCAAACCATCGCCGAACTGCTTGAGTACCAAGGCGCTGCGCTCGGCAGCTGCTGCCTGTGCGGCGACCAGAGCGTCGCCATCGATCTGTGGTTCGATGACGTCTTTCGCGGGAATGTTCTTTGTGCGTGCCATTTGGCGCTTACTCCTTAGTTACTGGGCTCCAGCGGCAATGCGCTGGTTGACTTCGGCCATGCGGGTCGTGAGCTGGTCACAGTGGTTGGCGTGCGCCTGGGCGATCTGCAGCGTGGCGATGCCATGGGCATAGCGACCGTTGTCGTACTTGATGACCAAGCCCTCGGCCATCAGGGTGGCCAGCCCCCGGGTGACATTGGCCGGGGATTCCGAGGCCCGTTGGGCGATTTCCTGGTTGGACAGGCCGGTCAGCGTGTGCCCACGCAGGGCCTTCCAAATGCGCAGAACACGCTGCGCGGACGAGCAAACGGCGGTGCGACTCATTGCGGGGCTCCAAAATCAAGCTGAGGGGATTCGTGCTGTATGACGTTCTGGCGGTGCCAGGCCAAGCCTTCCAGGCCGCGCTGGACGACGGCCAGGACATCCTCTGCTGACGCCGCGCTACCGTCGTAGAAGCCGAGGAGCTTGCCGACCGCGTCATGGAGCACCGCCTGTAGTGCGTGCATGTCCTGAGTGGTCGCGGCCTTGCCGGCAGGGATGTCGATGACGAGCTTGCCGGTCGACGTGGAGAGCCAGCGGGACACGAACGTGCATCCGCAAGCGTGTTCGTAAGGAGGAATCATGTTGGCCGGCATGCGTCCGGTGGCCAGCCATTTGTAGAGGACGTCATGGCTGACACCCATCAGATCGGCGATGCGCTCAACTGAAAAGTTGCGCTTTTCGCGGGCGAAATCCTTGGCCAGGCGCAAGGCTTCCAGCAGGCTGGTCGGATAGACCGACTTCCAATTTCGGCGCATTTCTAGAAATCCCCAGTACAAATGAGGGAACACTGCGTCCAAACAAAGTCGGTTTTTTGCCCTTCACAAAAATTTTTCTGCCTGCATAATGCAGGTTGTGTAAAGGACTCGGAGGCACCGACCACTGGAGCAGGAGCGGAGAGTGAGGGTGTAGAGCCGGTCATGCAGCGATAGGCTGGCGGACCAGCTGACCCTCTTTCAGGCCGAGCGTCACGGCGATGTTGTGCGACTCACCGTAGCGACATTTGCGCTTCGGGTTTACGTCGTCGTCGTTGATGATCGCGTACAGCAGGTTGGCGTTGAAGTTGTACCGCCGGGCAATGGCGGACAACGGGATGCCTTTGCGCTGCAGCTCCTCGCGGACTTGCTTGCGGGTTTTGGTCATGGTGATACGTCCCGGTTTGTGTGAACTGGTACGGCGTTGTGTTAACTGGTGTGACCTGATTATGGTATTCGAATGAATACCTGTCAAGTCGAATATTGGGGATTCATTTGGATATAGGTGACCGACTTCGGGCAGAGCGAGAGCGGCTGAGCCTCAGCCAGGCAGCGCTCGGCGAGGTGGGGGGCGTTCGGAAGTTGGCCCAGATCAACTATGAGAAGGGCCTACGCTCGCCAGATACCGCATACTTGGCGGCTATCGCCCGTATCGGCGTAGACATTGGCTACGTCATAACAGGGCGTCGAGGCGCAGCTGCACCAGAGCTGACTGCAGATGAAATGGTGTTGCTCCAGCACTATCGTGACGCGCCGCCGCAGGTACGCAACTCTGCGCTTGCCGTGCTGCTGTCAGGTGGCCATGCCCCGTCGGTGCCCACGCCATCCAAGCGTGTAAAGCAGGTATTCCATGGCCAGGTTGGGCAATATGTCGACGCCCCACAAGAGGGAACAACCATCCATATGGGCGGTAGCAAGAGGAAGAAATAAACAGTGGAGAGACAGATTTTTCGTGGCCAGGTGGGCCAGGTCACGGCGGGAGATATCGTCAATTTCAATTTCGGCAAACCGGAGGAGGAACTAAGCCCTGGCGTCGATTTGGTGCCCGCGCAGCGAAGAGCCCTCAACGACCTGGTGCGTACGATCACGGAAGAGTTCGACGACGAGCCATGGGATGTATGGCGGATCGTCCACGCGAAATTGGGTGTGAAAAGCGTGCAGGATCTAACGCGAATGCAGTTTGAATTGGCTGAGCAGGTTCTTAAGAACCACCTCAACGGACGGCGGGAAGAAAGTCTGCTTCGAGGCCTGGTATCCAAGGTGCTACGGATATCGGCGGAAAAAGACAACCGCACAGAAGTGGAGCTGTTCTGCAGCCGAAATTTCGGGACTAGCCAGTTCAAGTTGCTCACTCGAGAACAGCTGCAGGCCACCCTTGGGTTTGCACATGATTGGGCGCCTCCGAAATCAGCACACGATCATGGACCTACAGCGCCCCTTCCCTCCACGATGCGTCCCTGCCCCCCGCCGATAGAGCGACGCTTTACATGGCCCTGGTTGGCCGTCACACTATTTCTCGGGTTTATTTTTGGCCGACTTTTTTAGCCATCATGTAACGAGGCTTTTATCCCGCAACAATTCATGAGGTCCTCCGTGTGTAAACCACATTTGATCGCAGCCTTTTTCGCCATCTCCAGTCTTAGCTTTGCAGCTCAGGCTTCTGATTCTCTGGCTGTAAAGCTGGCTTCGATAGACGAAGGCCGGCAGATGGATCCAGGCAGCCTTTCAGTGCAGCGCGCCAACGCTGCGCTTGCCGAAGCTACGAAAGCGTGTGGTGGGATGGATGCCAGGAAAATTGTGGATCAGGTAGCGCTTGTTTCGAACTCGCTACAAGATCGCGGCATCTACTCGCGCCCAGTGGACATCCTTGAAGGACTCAAGGCCATAGTCTATGACGGCACAGATGAACGGACGTGTAGCAAGGTTCTATCCATGTATGCGTCCGTGCGACTTACGATGAATCACTCGTCTGCAGTCGTCGGCATTAGAACCTTGTACAACACCGCGACAGCTAGCCAATAGCATTGGGCACTCTGGTGGCTCCATGAGTTTTGCCCGCGTTCAAAAGACGTTCCGGGTCGGTTCGCCAAGAATGGCAACGTACACCGACATCAACCACCGGAGCGTCGCATGTCCCGAATCCACGTATTCCCCGAGACTCCCTCGCTGTTTCGCCGGCTGCTGCCGCGCCTGACCACGTTCATCTTGATGGCAGTTTGCCTGTTGGCAGCCATTGCTGCCGTCTCGCCCGCCCAGCTGCCCGTGGTTATCTACAAGCTGTCGCTCATCAGCCTGGCGGCGGTCGCCGCTTACTGGCTGGACCGCGCGCTGTTCCCGTACGCTCGGCCTGACGGCTACCTGGTCGCAGACTGGCGCTGCGGCAATCAAGGGCAGTTCAGCCAGGTCGACTACCCCATCGTAGACACTTACCGCTGGGCGTTCATTGCGGCCACACTGCGCCGCGCCATCATCGTGGCCGGGGTCGTCGTCGGCGTTGCACTGGGGCTGTAATGATGCGCCGCCTTCTACGCCGGGCCTGGTCCGGCGCGGTGCTGCTGGCTATCGCGTCCTGCGCGGTGCAGCCAGTCCCCGCAGCAGAGGTTCCCCAGGCTGCTCTGAAACACCGCAGCGAACTGACCCGCAATGCCCGCGCCCTGGTTGGCATGGACGCGCCGGTGTCGATGTTTGCCGCACAGATTCACCAGGAAAGCGGCTGGCGCAGCAATGCTAGGTCGCCCGTAGGTGCCCAAGGCATGGCGCAGTTCATGCCCGCCACGGCCGAGTGGATTGCTGGTCTGTTTCCAGCGCTGGCCTCTAACGACCCCTACAACCCGAGCTGGGCCATGCGGGCGCTGGTGACCTACGACCTGTGGCTCTATGAGCGCATCCGAGCCGCCAGCGCATGCCAGCGCTGGGCTTTCGCCCTGTCCGCCTACAACGGCGGGCTGGGATGGGTGAACCGCGACAAGAAGCTGGCATCGAGTAAGGGGCTCGACCCGCTGGTTTGGTTCGGATCGGTGGAACAGGTCAATGCCGGCCGTTCCGCCGCCAATTGGCGCGAGAACCGGGACTACCCGAAGCGCATCCTGTATCGCCACCAGCCGACCTATATCCAGGCGGGCTGGGGGCTGGGAGTCTGCTCATGAACCTAGCCTGGTCAATAGTCGCGGGGCTTGTCATTGCAGCGATATCCCTGCTGCTGGGCTATGACGCCGGCTACGACAGCGGCGCGCTGGCCGTTCAGGCCGAACACGACCGCACGGAAGTGGTGAGCCTCGGTACCAGGCTCAACCAGGTCGCGGACGATATCCAGCAAAGCCGCGCCGCCAGCAAGGCAATGCGAGAGGCCCTGGCCCGCATTGAAGTCGCCGACAAGACGTCCACCAAGGAACTGAAAAATGCGCTCGCCAAGACTGCCCGTGAGCGTGTGCTGTGCAGCTTTGACGCTGACAGCATGCGGCTCATTACCGCCGCCGCCGATGCCGCCGACCAACGTGCAGCCGGCGGAATACGAGGTGCGGTGTCCGCCGGTGATCCGGCCAACCGACAACAGCCCTGACGCTGCGGCCATGGCGCTCAAGGGCATGTACGACCTCTACGGTGTCTGTGCGGGTCGCTTCGTCGACTACGTGGACCACGTCAATCGACCGCGAGAAAGCCAATGAGCTTCGATTTGAACGTTTCTTCCTGGCTGCAATACCTGGTGAGCGGGGCCGTGGGTGTCTATGCCTACCTGGCTAAGCGCGATGCCGCCAATGCCGCAGATGTCAGCACGCTGCAGCAGCGGGTCACCGCTCTGGAAGAGCAGATGCGTCACCTACCGGACCAGTCGCTGGTCAATGAGCTGGCCGGCGATATGAAGGCCGTCAAGGTCGGCCTGGAGGGAATCCGGGAGGCCATTGCCCCTTTGGCCCGTAGCGTGGATCGCATCAACGATTATCTGTTGAAACATAAGTGAGATTCACGCGATGAGCAAAACCAAGTTCGCCGACTTCCTGCGTCATGACCAACGGCTGGTCATTCTGCGGCTGCTGTCCGAGCTGGCTGGATACCGGGCGAATAGCTCGGTATTGGCTTCGGCGCTGGAAGGTTACGGGCATGCAATGACGCGCGACCAGGTCAAGACCGAGCTGCGCTGGTTGGAGGAGCAAGGGCTGGTCAGCGTTGAAGACATGGAGCCCGTGCTGGTGGCCACGCTGCTGGAACGCGGTGAGGACGTTGCCAAGGGGCGCGCCACCGTTCCGGGCGTGAAGCGCCCTGGAGCGTGAGTCATGGCCCGAAAATCCAACATCAAGCGCTTGCCCGTGCCAGTGCGCCAGCATCTGGAAAGACTGCTGCGCGAAGACCGGCTCACGCTCGACGAGCTGATCGCCGACTTGCGCGCCAAGTTTCCGGGCGAGGAGCCCCCCAGTCGGTCCAGCCTGCACCGATACAAGACCAGCTTCGACGAGCTGACCGGCCGCATGCGAGAGATCGAGGCCGGTGCCGCTGCCATGATCGACGAGCTGGGCGAAGGTGTGGGTGACAAGGCCGGCGCCCTGCTGGCGCAGGCCGTCACCACGCTGGCCGCAAACGCGGCGCTCGCCGCGCACGACACCGACAAGGCGGTGTCGATCAAAGAGGTGGCGCAGCTGGCGCGCGCGGCTAAGGCCGCCATGGAAGCCAGAACCATGTCGATCAAGGAACGTCAGGCTGTCGAACGAGCTGCACGCGAGAAGCTGCTGAGCGAGCAGGATGCGAACTTGCAGGAAGCCGCACGTGCCCAAGGCATGGACGCCGACCAGGTCAAGTTCTGGCGTGAGAAAGTCCTGGGGATTGTCTGATGGCCGTCGTCATCAAACCGTTGAGCAGCACGCTGCGCGTCGTCGAGTGGGACGAACTGCCCCCTTCGGTGCGGGAAGTGCCCGAAGGCTTCAATCCGCTGGCCGACGGCGTCTTGATGCGCCACCAGGTGGAATGGCTCAAGATTCGCGCTGCCATCAAGGTGGCGCCGAAGGGCCGGCGCACGGGCATCACGTTCTGCGAGGCCCTGGACGACACGATCAAGGCTGCCTCGCGCAAGTCCGCCGGCGGCGACAACATCTTCTATGTGGGCGATACCAAGGAAAAGGGCCTGGAGTTCATAGGCTATTGCGCCAAGTTTGCTCGGGTAATTGCCCAGGCCCAACGCCAGGGCGTCTCCGAAATCGAAGAGTTCCTGTTCGAAGACCAGGACGAGCATGGCCACAGCCGCCAGATCACCAGCTATCGCATCCGCTTTGCTTCTGGATTCCAGATCACGGCGCTTTCGTCGCGCCCCGCTAACATCCGGGGCCTGCAGGGCAAGGTGGTGATCGACGAAGCGGCATTTCACCCTGACGTCCAGGGCGTGATCGACGCGGCCACGGCGCTTCTGATCTGGGGCGGAGAAATCGCCATCATTTCGTCGCACAACGGCAAGGGAAACCCGTTCAACCTCCTAATCCGCGATATCGAGGCCGGCCGATATGGGGAAGACGCGGCGGTGTATCGGGTTACGTTCGACGACGCCGTGGGCAATGGGCTATACGAGCGTGTCTGCTTGATGAAGCGCTGGCAGGCCACCGCCGAGGGCAAGGCCAAGTGGTACGCCAAGATTCGCAACAGCTACGGGGTACGTAGGGCCGCCATGCGGGAGGAGCTGGATGCCATCCCGCGCGATGGTAGTGGCGTGTGCCTGCCTTCGATCTGGATCGAAAACAGCATGCGCGAAGAGCGCCCCGTGTTGCGTTTGGCGCTGGGTGACGACTTCCTGCAGCTCACCACCCGGGAGCGGGAATCCTTCGCTCAAGACTGGATCGATACGCATCTGGCGCCTTTGCTGGCCAGGCTCAATCCCAAGGAACGTCATGGGCTAGGACAGGACTTTGCACGCCACCGTGACTTCTCCACCATCGTCCCGCTTGCTGTACGGCTGAACCTGACCCGCCATTGCCCGTTCATCGTGGAAATGCACCGGGTTCCCACGCGCCAGCAAGAGCAAATCCTGTGGGCCATCCTGAAGGGATTGCCGCGGTTCACGGCCGCCATGGATGCGACCGGCTCGGGTGAAACCCTTGCCGAGTACACCGCCGATGAGTTCGGCCATCACAAGGTGGCGCAAATCAAGCTCAACCGGGCTTGGTATGGCACCTGGATGCCCAAGCTGATCCAGGCATTCGAAGACGGTGTCATCGACCTCCCCAAAGACGACAACACGGCGCAGGACCTGCGCGACATCGAAGAAATCGACGGCATTCCGATGGTCGCTGCCATCCGCAAGGCCGATCTGAAAGACCCCGATCTGAAGCGACATGGCGATACGGCCATCGCACTGGCATTGGCCTGGTTCGCCACGCTCACCGACGTGGTGCCGATTGAAAGCCAGTCCACCGGCCCCCGTGACAGCCTGGCCGATGGCGCCCAGGAAGGCGTGCCTGGGGCAACGAGATTCACCGACACCGGCTTCGGCACAGTCGCCGGTGGCACCGATTTTGGAGGCTTCTAGTGGCCACGAAGAAAGGCAAGAACGTCAGGCTGGCGCCCAGCCCCGAACTGAACCGCGAGATCGCCACCATCGCAGATGGCATGGACATTACACGGGGGTATGTCGGGCCGCTGCTGGTCAATACTGACTCGGTGTTGCGCGTGCGCAGTCAGAGCAATCTGACGCTGTATGAATCGGTCTACTCCGATCCCCAGGTGAAGAGCGTTTTCGCCCAGCGCCAGCTGGCCGTCACGCAGTGCAACTGGCGGATCGAGCCCGCCAGCGAGGCCGCCGTCGACAAGCGCGCGGCCGACGCTCTGTCGGCCGAGCTGAACCGCGTGGGCTGGGACCGCGTCACCAGCCTGATGCTGTTCGGCGTGTTTTATGGCTATGCCGTATCCGAACTGATTTATGCACGCATGGATGGCCTGGTCGGTATCGAAAAGATCAAGGTACGCAACCGGCGGCGCTTTCGATTCGATCCCGAAGGCGGACTGCGCATGCTCACCCCCAACGACATGCTCGAAGGCGTGCCCGCTGAAGGCCCATACTTTTGGCACTTCGCCACCGGGGCGGACAATGACGATGAACCGTACGGCCAAGGGCTGGGCCATTGGCTGTACTGGCCGGTGTTCTTCAAGCGCCAAGGCATCCGATTCTGGCTGACGTTCCTGGACAAGTTCGGCCAGCCTTCGCGCGTCGGCAAGTACGACGCTCAGTCTGCTACCCCAGCCGACAAGAGCAGGTTGCTGCAGGCGGCCGCCGCCATGGGCACCGATTCGGCCGTGATCATCCCGGAAGGGATGACGCTGGAGCTTCTGGAAGCGGCACGTTCGGGTGCAGCGGACTACAAGTCCCTGCACGACACCATGGACAACACCATGGCCAAGGTGGTGCTGGGCCAAACGGCCAGCTCGCAAGGCACCCCGGGGCGGCTGGGCAATGACCAGCTGCAGGGGGACGTGCGCCGCGACCTGATCAAAGCCGACGCCGACCTGGTGTGCGAGTCGTTCAACCTTGGTCCAGCGCGGTGGCTGACGGCCTGGAACTTTCCCGACGCTCAGCCGCCGCGTGTATTCCGCGAGGTGGAGGAGCCGGAAGACCTGAAGACCCGCGCCGAGCGCGACGAGATCGTCGCTCGCACCACGGGCTTTCGGCCGACGCTGTCCTATGTCCAGCAGACCTACGGCGGCATGTGGGAAAAATCACCCGCGCCGGTGCCAACCGTTGGCGCACCCACGCCGGTCGCCTTTGCGGCGCCAGTGGCGGGCCGGCGCGCCGACCCGACCCTTGCCCCCTTGGTCGCGGCACAGGCGCGCCTGGACCGGGCCGTGCAGTCGCTGCCTGGCGACCAGGTCGACGCGGATATGGACCCGGTCCTGGCACCTGTTGTGGCAGCCATTCGGGCGGGGGCATCGTCCGAAGAGGCCGCCGAGCTGCTGCTCAAGGCCATCCCGGAGATGGACGACGCGGCGCTGCACGAACGCTTGGCACGCGCCATCTTTGTGGCCGACCTGTGGGGCCAGATCAGCGACCAGGACGCGGGCAATGCCTAGCGCGCCGGATCTGGCCTATGCCATCGGACTCCCCCCGGCCGATGCCATCGAATACTTCAAAGGCCGGGGCTATCGTCTCAGTGCCAATGCGCTGGATGCGTGGGATGCCGCGCGTGAGCGTGCCTTCACAGTCACGGGCATTGCCAGGCTGGACGTCCTGCAGGACATCAAAGGCGAGCTGCAGCGTAGCCTGAACGACGGAAAAACCTATGCGTCGTTCAAGGCCGGCGTGGAGGATACGCTGCGCACGCGGGGCTGGCATCGCCTCGGCCGTGGGCTGCACGCGGACGCGGAGACCGGCGAAGTCGCCGCGAACCTGCCCGGCTACCGGCTGAAGAACATTTTCCGCACGAACATGCAGTCGGCCCTAATGGCCGGCAAGTACCGCCAGTTGAGCCAGCAGGTCGATATCGCACCGTTCTGGCAATACGTCGCCGTCATGGACGGCAAGACCAGGCCGGGCCACGCTGCGATGCACGGCAAGGTTTTCCGGTACGACGACCCCGTATGGAACAGCCACTACCCGCCATGCGACTACCAGTGTCGCTGCGGCATCCGGGCGTTGAGCCAGGCCATGATCGACGCGCGCGAGCTGGATGTCCTGGACGGCGAGCAGTACCTGAGCGATGCCGAGCAGCTCGTCGGCAACGCAAGCCGGCCGGCCAAGGTTTTCACCGACCCGACGACGAAAGCTCGGTTTGTGCCCGGGCCGGGCTTCGGCCGACGTCCAGACCTGGCGTCGTGGGGCCGGGATGGCCTGGCCCAGGTCTTGGGCGACAAGGTCGAGCACGGCAGCCCCGACTTGGCCGCAGGTGTCATGGCCGCCAATACCCGGCTGCAGACGCCGCTGGCGGCCGAGTACCGCCGGTGGGCGCAAGGCGTCCTGGATGCCGGCCAGGCCAGGAGCACCTATCGAGTCCTGGGCACGGCCAGCCCGGCGGTTATTGAAGCGGTCGCGCAGCGTGGTGTCGACATGGTCAGCGCGGCTCTGGCGATGCGTGATACCGAGCTGCTGCACTTGGTGCGGCAGACCAAGTCCAAGCGGGGTGCGGCGCTTTCGATGGAAGACATCCTGAACCTGCCGGCGCTACTGGCCAACGCACGTGCGGTGCTGTGGGACACGGACGATCCGGCCTTGGTGTATGTGCTGCGCTTGGTCGGACGCGATGCGAAGAAAGCCGTGGTGCGCGTGAACTGGACGACCCGCGTCAACACCGAGGCCGGCCGGGAAGCCATTACGGCCAATGCCATTCGCACGGCCGGGCGGGTACAGGTGGGAGATTTGAAGGCCAAGCGCTACGAAGTCATCGAAGGCGGCCTGGTAGAGGAATGAGGGCTGCTGCTGTGGAGGGGCGCCATTCCCCAGCTCGGTTTCCCTTATGGGGTGTCCCTCACGTAGCGGTCACCTAGTGGTGGCCCCAGCGACAGCCCGGCGTCTTTCTGTCGTCACAGCAGCAGAGCCCAGTATAAGCCAATGATCAGGTACACGGTAACCTTCGACGCGGTACAGAAAGCCTTTACGGCCTTGGAAAAGGGGCTGCTCGACGCCAGGCCCCTTATGAAGGAAGTGTCGTTCCTGATGTCGGACGCCGTCGCGGAAAACTTCGAACAAGGCGGTCGGCCGAAATGGCTGGGCCTGGCTCCAAGCCGGACGAAGCCCAGCAAGCTGCAGCAGTCCGGGCGGCTGCGCAATTCCATCGTCCAGTATTGGGATGCGTCCAGCGCACTGGTGGGCACCAACGTCGTGTATGCCCGCATTCACCAGGAGGGCGGCGAGATTCAGTTTGCTCCGCGCTCGGGCACCACACGCCTGCGCACGAATGCCCGAGGTAACCTGCTGCGCCAAGGAGCCAATGGAAACCTGGCGGTGTTCGCCCGCGATAGCCACAAGCGCGTGCGCACGGTGCGCTGGACCAACGAGTCCGGGTGGACGGTGACCATCCCCGCGCGCCCCTTCCTGCAGCTCACCGAAGACGACAACTTGCAGATCGAAGCCGCCGGTCAACGCTACCTGCAGAAGCTGGTCGAATAGGCACTCTCGAAAATCGGCCCTCTGGCGCATTTTCCGGCCAGGGTGCGCCCGACATACCCGAACGACCCTAGACCCGCTTTATAAAGCCAACCTGCCCGCCTGGCGGGCCATCGGCATAGGGATGCTCCCGTAGCGATCCGGCGACCGGCCCCGGCAATCCATGAATCGGGGTGCGGCACGATATTTTGCCCCCGTTCAAAATACGCCAGCAGTGTGGCCGCCCAAGATGGCGGCATGACCACGCAAACCGCTTCCTTCGCACAGCCGCGCATCCCGATCTTCCGGGCGGGCACCCATGTCGCCAGCGACGGCCGACGCGTCACGATCACGGTCGCCGACCTGCAGGAAATCGCCGACACCTACGACCCCATGGTGCAGCGCGCGCCGCACGTCATCGGCCATCCCGAGCTGGACGATCCCGCCTGGGGCTGGGCCAAGTCGCTCACCGTCGATGGCGAGTACCTGGTCGTCGAGTCCGAACAGATCGAAGTGAACTTCGCCCAGATGGTCAACGAAGGGCGATTCCCGAACCGATCCGCGTCGTTCTACCTGCCTGACACCCCGGGCAACCCCAAGCCTGGCAAGAAGTACATCAAGCACATCGGCTGGCTGGGCGCGGCGCCGCCGGCCGTCACCGGCTTGCCTGCGGTGAAGTTTTCTGCCGACAGCAAGGCGCTGTCATTTTCTTTCCCCGCAGACTTTGCGGGCAATCCCAAGGAGCCTTCCGAAATGGACAAGACCGCTGAAGAGCAGCAACGGCAAAAGGAGGCCGACCTGGCCGCCCGCGAAGCCAAGCTCAAGCAAGACGAAGAACGCGTGGCGCAGGGCCAGCAAGCCCTCGACAAGCAGGCCAAGGAAGCCGCGCGCTCGCAGGCCGTCCAGTTTGCCCAGACGCTGGCCAAGGATGGCAAGCTGCTGCCGGCCGAAGTCGAGCCCGTCATCGAGCTGCTGCTGGTGCAACCCAACGACAGCGCGCCGCTGTCGTTCAGCCAGGCCGGCACACAGGTCAGCAAGCCGGCCAGCACCGTGCTGCGCGATCTGCTGAAGGCACTGCCCAGCCGCATCGACTACCGCGAGAAGTCCCCCGACAACGCTGGTAATACCACCGCGATCAGCTTCGCAGCCCCGGCCGGGGTGCATGTGGATACCACCCGCACCGACCTGCACGCGCGCGCCACGCAGTTCCAGGCCAAGAACCCCAACGTGTCCTGGCTCGACGCCGTGAAGGCGGTGGGCGGCTAAGACGTCCAGCCCTTCAGCCAACGCACCCACTGCAAGGAGTTTTCCATGTCGCAAAAGACTTCCATCCTGACCCTGTCGCTGGTGGCGGCCGCCTCCATCTCGGCCGACACCTTCGTCACCCTGGCCGGGGAGCCGGCAGCAGCCGGCGAGGCCGCCATTGGCATTGCCATTGCCCCGGCCGCCGCCGGCGAGTATTTCCCCTATGACGTGCTGGGCACGTCCACGGCCAAAGCCGGCGCCGCCATCACGAAGGGCCAGAACCTGGAGGTCGGCGCCGGCGCGACGGCGGTTCCGCAAACCGCTGGCGTCGTGGTCGCCATCGCCCTGGAGGACGCCGAGGCCGACGAAACCGTCGAGGTTCTGCTGATCCAAGGCGGCACTGCTCCGGCATCCGGCGGCGCGTAAGCCATTCGGGCCAGGCTGTTCCCCACATCACCCAAGACATCAAAGGACTCTCACCATGTCGCAAATGTCCCCCGGCCAAGCGCGCGTCGTCGACCCCATCCTGTCGACGCATGCACGCGGCTACCGCCAAAGCACCCTCATCGGCAAGAAGCTCTTTCCGGTCGCGCCCGTTGCGCAGTACGGCGGCAAGATTCTCACCTTCGGCAAAGAGGCGTTTCGCCTCTACAACACCAAACGTGCCCCCGGTGCGAACACCAAACGCATCGACTTCGGCTACGAAGGCGACCCGTACTCCATCGTGCCCTCGGCCCTGGAAGCCAAGGTGCCGCGTGAGCTGATGCGTGATGCCTCGCAAGTCCCGGGTATCGACCTGGGCGCGCGCTCCGTGAATACGGTGCTGCGCATCATGGCGCTGGCACACGAACACGAATGCGCACAAATCGCGCTGGACCCGGCCAAGTACAACGCCGACCACAAGGTGAAGCTGGTGGGCTCTGCTCGCTGGACCTCGCCCGATTCGGACCCCACCAAGGACGTCGAAACGGCCAAAGAAGCCATTGCGGACAGCATCGGCATGGAGCCCAACCGCCTCATGCTCAGCCGCAAGGCGCTCAGCGCGTGCAAATACCACCCGAAGCTGATCGAACGCGTCAAGTACACGCGCGCCGAATCCATCACCATCGACATGCTGAAGGCGCTCTGGGAAGTCGAAGAGATCGTCGTCGGCACGGCTCGCGTTGCCACCGGCGCCAATGACTCCTTCGGTGACGTGTGGGGGCCTGACGTGTGGCTGGGCTATGTGAGCGACAACCCCGACCCCAGCGTCGAAGAGCCCAGCTTCGGCTACACGTACCAGATCGAAGGGCATCCGCTGGTCGAAGTTCCGTACTGGGACAACAACGCCAAGAGCTGGATTTACGGCGTCAGCGACGACAACACGCCGGCCCTGTCCGGCATGCTGGCCGGCTACCTCATCGAGGACGCTGGTCTCCCGGCGGCGTAAAGCTGCGTGACAGTGGCGCCTGGCCGCGCCTTGCGGCCTGGCCAGGTGCCCATCGACACAAGGAATCTGTCATGCCCCTGTATTCCGTCATCCAGCCGATCAAGGTGGGCGGCAAGGTCCATAAGCCCGGCGGCGATCCGGTCGAACTGTCCGAGGCGGTCGCTGCCGGCCTGGCCGGATATGTTGGGCCGGCCCGCGATCAACAAACCAAAGAGCCGGCGGCAACGTCGGACACTGGCCCGGCGCCCAACAATCCTCCGCCGCCCACCGCGACACCGAAGAAGACGGCCGTGACCAAGTCTGCTACCCCGGCCAAGAAAGCCACAAAGCGCCAGGCGAAATAACCCCTGCCGCCGATACTGCCGCGCGACGCCGTAAGCGCGGAGGAAGGATGCCCCGGAACCCTCTGCCTCGTTGGGTTCCGGCGCGAGGAGCCCGATTTTGCTGTACGCCACCCGCCAGGACATGATCGACACCTTCGGTGAAGAGGAAATCATCCGCCTGACCGACTCGAACGCTGAGCCGGGCGTGATCAACGACGTGCCGCTGAATGCGGCCCTCAGCCGGGCCTCTGTTGAGATCGACGGGTATGTTGCCTCGCGCTATCCGAAACCGTTTGATCCGGTGCCGACGATCCTGGTTGGCATCGCCTGCGACCTGGCGCGCTACCGCTTGTGCGGGGCTGGCGGGCGCCTGGTCACCGACGAGATGCGCGACCGCCACAAAGACGCAATCGGGCTGCTGAAGATGATTGCGCGGGGCGAAGTCAAGCTGGGCGCCGATCCGACCGGCATGGTGGTCGAACCGCGCAACAGCGTCCAGTTCAAGCCTGGCACCAGCCGGTTGGGCGATGCGTTGAGGGACTACCCGTGACCGAGCCTCAATACTTCGACCCATACACCCGCATCGAGGCCGCCATCTGCGGCCGCCTGAAGGCCGGCCTGGGCTCCATGGTGCGCGGAGTGGCCTCCTACGGTGGTGAGCTGGACGACGACCTCGGCCAGATCGTTCGAGTGCTGCCTGCTGCGTGGGTCACCTTCGGGGGCATTACAGGAACGAGGCCTTACAGCACGTCGAAGGAGAGGTGGGTGGCAACGGGCCGATTTGCCGTCATGGCTGGGCAGTTGAATGCCCGCAGTGAAGAGGCGATGCGGCGCGGCGGGCACCGGCCCCAGGAAATCGGCACGAACCCGCTGGTATGGGCGATACGCCGGCTGCTTATCCAGCAAGACCTGACAGACCAGGATGGCAGACTGGAAATTTCTGCGCTGCGACCTGGTCGGGTGCGCACCCTGTTCAACACGCAGCTCAGGGGCGAAGCAGTGTCTGTCTTCGCCTGCGAGTTCGAAACCGACTGGATCGAGGAGGCCCTGGTCAATGGGCGCTTCCCCAGCGCGCCGGCCGAGGGTGCCGAGGAGAGCTACGACGCCTTGTTCGCGCGGTACACGGGTAGCCGAAGCCCCATCGACCCCGATCTGAACCGCGTTGACCTGAACTACCACCTGACCCCCATCAAACCCACCCCGGACGCCACCGACAGCGTCCTGTTCGACAAGGAAGACTGATGACCAAGACGCTTACCGTCGTTGCGGCGCCGGGCCTGAAAGTGCCCCGGGAAGAAAACGCCCGCGAGTACATCACCGACAAGGCGGCGGTGACTGTACCTGCCACCGCCTACTACCTGCGGCGCAAGGCCTCCGGCGAGCTGATCCTGCCGGAAACCAAGCCCGCCAAGAAAGGAGCCTGAACGTCATGGCCAGCCCCAATATTTCCTTCGACCAAATTCCGGCCAGTATTCGCAAGCCCGGCCAGTATTTCGAGTTCAACACCAAGCTGGCGGTGCGCACGCTGCCCGGCAACCTGCAGCGTGTTCTGGTCGTCGGCCAGCGCCTGGCCGAGGTCGTCTCCAACATCGCAGCGCTGGAGCCCGTCGACGTGTTCTCCGACGTCGACGCGGCCGTGTACTTCGGTTACGGGTCCATTGCCCATCAGATGGTGAAGGCCGCCATCAAGGCCAATCCGTACGTCCAGCTCACCGTGATCGCGTTCGATGACGACGAAGCTGGCGTGGCGGCCACCGGCACGGCCACCGTCACCGGCACCGCCACGGCGCCGGGAACCATCACTCTCGTCGTTGGCGATGCTCGCGTAGCGGTATCGGTCGAGACCGGCGCCACGGCGGCTCAGGTGGCCACGAAACTGGCTGCCGCGGCAACCGCGGCTATCGAGCTGCCCATCACCGCCGCCGCAGCAGCTGGCGTCATCACCCTGAAAGCCAAGCACAAAGGTGCAGCCGGCAACGACATCAAGGTCAAGGCCGAGGCGCGTACCGCCGGCTTGACCGCTGACGTCACTGCCATGGCCGATGGCCAGATCGATCCGGACCTGGCGCCTGCCCTGGCCGTGGCCTTTGCCGCCGGCCACAACCTCGTGGCCAGCCCGTTTGCCACCACGGAAGCCCTGGCCACGCTGCGCACGCATCTGGAGGCCGTAGGCAGCCCCATGGAGCAACGTGATGCCATCGGGGTGGCTGGCACGCCGGCGACGCTGTCGGCCGCCACGACCCTGGCCGGAGCCATCAACTCGGGCCTCATGACGCTGGGCTGGCACAACGGCTCGGTGCTGTCGGCCGCCCAGATCGCTGCGGCGTATGCGTCGGTGATCGCGTTCGAAGAAGATCCCGCTCGGCCATTGAACACGCTGGAACTGAAAGGCCTGGACGTCACCGACATCGCCTCTCAGCCAGGCCGCACCGAGCAGGAAAACGCCTTGTACAACGGCGTCACCCCGTTCGAAATCGGCCCGGGCAACCGTGTGCAGATCGTGCGCGCCGTCACGACGTACACCGTGAACCCGCAGGGTGTGGACGACGTGGCGCTGCTCGACCTGACCACCATGCGGACCCTGCACTACGTGCGCAAGGCCAGCCGGGAACGGATTGCGCTGCGATTCCCGCGTGAAAAGCTCTCGGAAAAGACCCCGCCCAAGGTGCGGTCGGAGCTGCTCGACGTGTTGGTCAAGTGCGAAGAGCTGGAAATCCTGGAGGCGGTCGAAGCCAACAAGGATGCCCTGATCCTCGAGCGTGACAGCCAGGACGTCAATCGGCTGAATGCCCGTATTCCCGCCGACGTGGTCAACGGCCTGCACGTGTTTGCCGGTCGCATCGACCTGCTGCTGTAAACAAGGAGAGCCGATATGGCATTGGAAGAATTCGCCGGGGCGATGGTCCTGGAAGTGGATGGTCAGGAGGTCGAAGTGGTCGACCTGTCGCCGACCGTGCGCACGGGCAAGAAGCCCGTGAAAACCATGAACCGCGACATGCGAGTCAAGGGCTTTGCCCGTGGCACGGTCGAGTACGACCTGCGCTTGACCGTGGTTATCCCGCTGAGCGGCGATCTGGACTGGGACGACATCACCGGAGCGAAGCTGACCATCTATCCGGCAGTGCCGGGTGGCCGCCGCACGAGCTACCTGGACTGCGTCACCGTGGAAGTCGGCGAAACCTACAACGTCGACAATGAAGCCCGCCGTGATGTCTCGATGTTCGCCACCCGCAAGGTGATCGAATGACCAAGGCCACTTTTCCCACGACCGAGGTCGGCCGGCTGGTGTACGGCATCGAACATGACGGGCAAATGCACTTCGACTTCGAAGTGCGCCTGCCCACGGTTGCCGACAACATTGCCGCCCTGGAAGAGGTCGGTTCTTCCAGCGGTATGCGCGTCACCACGGCCATGCTGGTCAGCAGCATCGTCCGGCTGGGTGCGATTCCGCAGGAACAGATCACGTACGAGTTTCTGGCCACCGGCCTGGTCGACGAGGATTTCGACGTGCTGACGGCGGCACAGGATCGGCTCAAAAAAAAGCGGAAAGACTGGAGCGAGAGCTTGTCCACTACCGGCGCGCCGTCCTCCTCCTCGGACGCTACGGATACACCGAATCCCGCATCCGCAGCATGACGTTCCCGGAACTGTCGGCCGCCATCAAGGCGGTCGGACAGCTCCTGCAGCCCGGCCGCCCAGGACGTGCCCAATCGTCGGCCAAGACCACACGCATCAAGAGCTTGCGCCGCCGCCCACCCACCTCAGAGGCTTGATTCACGATGAGTGGCCGAGACCTACGCCTTGCCCTAGTCGCCACTGCCGAAGATCGCGGGGCGACCGCGAAACTGCGCCAGATCAATCGGGCGGCCGAGCGAGAGTCGGAACGTACATCCCGACAGACGACGCGCAATGCAGAGCGATCCGCCCAGGATCAGGAACGGGCCGCACAGCGTGCGCGCACCGCCAGCGAAAAAATGTTTCGGGACCGGGAGCGGCTTGGCATCCGGTCGGAGCAGCGCATTCGCCGCGAGATTCAACTCACAGAGGCGTCGTACAACCGTCTGGCCCGCACTGGGCGGCTTTCGACCAATGAGCAGGCCCGAGCCTTTGCCAGCATGCAGCAGCGGGTTCGCGCGCTGCGCCAGGAGATGCTGGGCGTCGAGCAACAACAGGGGCGCCTGTCGCGCGGCATGAGCTTTGGCTCTCGCGCGCTGCAGGGTTACCAGGCTGCGGCCGGCGCGATCGCAGCGGGCGGCTACATGCTCGCCCAGCCGATACGGCGCAATATGGAGTACGACCGGCGTCTGGCCATGATGGCCAACACCGCCTTTGCGGACCGCGACGTGGCTGGCCGACAACGTGGCGCCACGGAACTGGATGCTGCAATTCGCAAGGCCGTCGCTTTGGGTGGCAATCGGGATCAGGCTGCCGAAACGCTTGACGCACTGATCGCATCCGGCGCGATGAGTCAGGATGCGTCTGTACGGCTGCTTCCGACGCTACAGAAGAACGCCGTGGCAACAGGTGCCGACCCACGCGACCTCGCCAACATCGCTATTCGCGGTATGCAGACGTTCGGGATCGCTGAGTCTGACATCCCTATGGCACTCGACATGGCCATCAAAGCTGGACAGGAAGGAGGATTTGAAATCAAGGACATGGCCCGCTGGTTGCCGCAACAAATGGCGGCGGCACGGTCTGCAGGGATGAGCGGAATGGGCGATTTTGGTGCACTGTTGGCGGCGAATCAAGCCGCAATGATCACGGCTGGTACGCCCGATGAGGCCGGGAACAACTTGGTGAACTGGCTTGCGAAGATGACGAGCCGGGAGGCCAGCATGTCAGCCAAAAAAATCCAGATCAGGCCGGGCAAGAGTATCGACCTGGTCGGAACGCTGAGTGCCGCGCGAGAGAAGGACATCAATCCGATGGACGCCTTTGTAGGCGTGATCGACCAGATCGTCGGTAGCAATAAGGAGTATCAAGCAATACAAGCAAGGATGAGGACTGCCTCGACGACAGGCGAACGGCAGGCCATATTGGCTTCGCAGGCGGACATGCTGCAGGGATCTGCCATTGGGCAGTTGATTCCTGACCGTCAAGCGATGATGGCGCTCGTCGGATACATGAACAACCGTGACTATGTCGCCGACATCAGGCGAATTCTTCCCGAGGCACGAGGTACCGCCGACACAAATCACGCACTGATCGCGTCGACGCCATCGTTTCAAGTTGAGCGAGCGAAGAACGTGGCACTGTTCGCGGAGAACGATGGATTCGCCGGGTTCAGTCAGGTGGTGGGTGAGGTGTCCGGGAAACTGGCCGACTACGGCGAGAAGTACCCCGGCCTGGCGCAGGCGATGGTGACGGCGACACAATCGCTGAACGCGCTGGCGGCAGCTGCAGCGGCCGCATCGGTCATTGGCTTGCTCCGAGGAGGGGCTGGAGCGGCAGCGGCGACCCGGGGCGCGGGCGGCGTAGCGGGCACTGCTCGTCGCGGCGTTGGGCTCTCCCTGGGGCGTAGTGCCGGCGCGGTCGCACTGGGTGTGGGAGCCAAAGAGCTGTGGGACATCCAGCACTCGGACATGGCGGTAGGTGAAAGGAACGCCGCCATGGTGCAGGCAGTAGGCGGCTCTGGAGGTGGGTTCGCTGGGGCGCTGGCCGGAGTCAAGGCG